CTGTCGCTTATCTGTGTGGTCGCCTGCATCTGGGACGCGAGTTTGCCTTGCCCGGCTTCGATGCGCGCAACGGACGGACTGATGTTATCTACAAGTGTTAATGTGTATCTGATTTCCTCATCCACGTTTCCTCACCCCCGTCCCTGCTAATGCGTGCTCCATCTGCCTTCTCTCTTGAGGTACTCCCAGATTCCCCCCGGGAAGGTTCCAATCTCCAGAACCAATCTTCTCCCCGACAGCATACCCGATACCTAGAGTGGCCCCAACCAAGATCGCCGCTCCTGCCGCCATCGCGATTGTGTGCCACTGTTGCGCTATCGCCATCGCAGTCGTCTCCCCCGTCGCTAGTGCCAACTCTCTCGCAGTCTGAGCTTTGACGATAGAACGATACGCGCCCTGAAGCATGAGTATAGAATAGTTCGTGATGACAACCGTTCGAAGGGCTTTCATCAACTGGCTGTTCATGTCGATGTTGATTCCGAGTCCTTGTAACGCCATTATCGGATGGTACACGGACCTGATGGAGATGCCTTCCATGCCGAGGTTCATAGAGCGCGAGCTGTAACTCCCCATGCTAGAAGAGGCGGATTCGTAACCGCCGACGATCTCAGCATCTCCCATCTCTAGGAATGCCAAATCACTCGGCAATCTTGTCCATCTCCCTCTTCATCAGCTCGCCCTTCTTTTCGAGGGTGTTCACCAATATGTCCGCTTGCTCGGCGGTCATGTTCTCTAATGTCAGGTCGTTCGAGAGGGGGATGCCGTACTCCTTCGCTATCGTAAGTAGAATCTCGCACGACGCAGTTGCAGAACGGACACTTGTAAGCTCTGAAAGAAGGATGTATAATTTAGTGACTTCTTCCGCATCTAGTGCAGTAAGGAACGCATCGTAATCCTCAAGAGATACAAACTTAGGATTCTCGAAACACGCCATCGAAAAGAGTCTTTGCTGTTCTCCAAGCAACTTACCGCACGATTCCATCTTCTCAATATGCGCCGCATCCAAAGGAATGCCTCGGCGCTCGAAGTTCCGCAGTTGCTCCGCTTGTTTGAGAATCTCGATCAGTTCCGGCTTCTCCTCGAAGAACACGGTGAGTATTCTGTCACGGTCGAGTTGCGTGAGCTTCTTCAAAACAACATCGCCGATGGACGTCCTGAACGCCCAGCGTTTCTTGTACGACTTGATATAATCATCCATGCACACGGGCTTGAAGTCGGCAAACGGAGGTCGGCCCTCATACTCTACGAGGTCCAGAGGCGGAGTCGGCACGTCTATCGCCTCAGTATGAAGTCTGCCGCGAGTCCGAGACCGAGCATGATAAATCCGATGAAGTATGCGAGAGCGGTCCGGTCGTCGTTGGAATGCTCTTCTTCATGGTCATCCTTGAACTTGCCCAATATTTCAACTTTGCTTTCCGTGACTGCGACCTTGGTGCATAGGATGTTGAGCTTCGAGAGTATCTCGTGATGCTCACTGCGATTCTCCGTCCGAAGCGTCTCTAGCGCGAATGTCAATGCTCGTTCATCGTCCATTTCCAACACCTCACGCGATAGTTAAAGACTTGAACCGTATTCTTATCGGTTGCTCCATCACATCATGCTTGAACTCTGGGAGGTCGTCATCTTCGAGCAGTATGATTCCGTTAGCTAGTGTGATAGTGTCGATGGCCGATCCTATCGGGATTGTGAGTGACGTGATAGGACTTGCGGGCGCATCCCCAGCGACGGATTTGACCAGCTTAGTAGCGTTGTACGTCTCATTCTCCAAATCGAGAGAGCACGTGAACAGAATGTCCCTTCCGCCCTCCGCCAGTGCTTGAGCGCAGTGGTAGTATTCCGAGTCCGCACCGAGCAGACATCCCATCGAAGGACTCAGATGATTGTCTATTTCCAGCGTCCAAGACTTCGGATGCCAGTCGACCAGGCCACCCGCATCTATGTTGATTTGAGAAGCCGTCTCCCATGTGAGCATACCCCCGGTCGCGGTCGCGCCGTCCGCCCCTACAACTACCGCAGCCTGTAGACCCGCGAGTGTTTTCGTGGTCGTCTTCTCCACCCACCTGGCGATTATATCCGCTTCGAAATCTAATATCTGCCCCGGTCCCTCGCAACTGATCTTGAGCTTGTCTATCTTGCATCCGTTGAACATCCAATAGACTTTCGCCGCTCCGATGACGAACTCTATCTGCCCGGAGAATGAAGGTAGATGTTCGGTCAGTGCGGTAGTGCTCCCGAGTCCGAAGACCGGGAAGAAGTTGCGCCAACCCGTCCCGCCAGTTGTTCGTATGTAGCCTTTGAGCTTGAACCCGACATCCCATGCGCCTCTCGTCGCGTCTGAGAATGAACGCCCCGTCGACCCGTTGTGAAAGGCCGTATGAGTCGCGACCCTCGGCTTGATTGAGTGTATCGTGCACCCGTATATCAGTTGCGTCGCGGGGGTCGTTCCGTAAGTGCCTTCTGTTATGTAGTCGAAATCTGCGAACAATTCTCCGGGCGAGTATATTGCCATTATTCCATCTCCTTCATAATATCAAAATTGACGACGTAGAGGTATCTTCCCTTGGCATCTCTCCCCAATGAAGAGGGCGATTGCTTGGCCGCGATCCAATAATAAATCGTGCCATTGATTGTGATGTGCGTGAGCGTATGCAACGATTTCATCGCGGCGTATGCCTTGTCGTATGCGTTATCGTGACTGACCGCACGCACGCGAACTTGGATACTGGGGAACTCGACCGGTATGTTCACAGATGGCGGCGTCCCTCCGTAGGCGAAGACCGCGACACAATCGTCCGGAAGAGCGGGCAGTGTGGCTTCGAACGCTGTCCCCGTCGTTGGTGTAATCGTCGTCCCAACGATATGTCCGGCCACACCGACGCCATCTGTTACCAGATGCGCCACAATGTCCTCAGTGAGCACCATTCAAATCCCCAGTATCCTGTTCACTTCGCTATGGACCGCCTCTGGGATGTTCTTCGAATACATCTGAAGAGGCTCCTCCAAGAACTTCGCTTTCGTAGGCGGGTGATGATATGCCTCTAGGTTTTCGTGTACCCACCAAGAATATTCCGCACTGTAACCGATGGATGCGAGAATCTGCCCATAACCGAGAACCGGCTCTGAGACATACCCCGACCCTCTGAGATAGCCGGTCTTCACCGGGCATATCTTCTTCGACTCGGTGAGGATTTCCTCAAGTACGCGCTGTAAAGCTATGGAGACTTCGCCCGGGTACTGGTCGGCCAACCCTCTGAGATGGTCCACGATTGCCTGCGCGTTAGGTACTTGAATCTCAACCGTGTTCGTTCACCTTGAATGCCCAGAGTCTCTTACGTGTAGAGGGTAAATGCTCGCGGATGTACCATTTCAACTGTTCCTCGGCCTTCAGTTCGCGTTCATTTGCCAGAACCATCGGGTCGGGACTGGAACCCCCGTCCGTGTTTATCGAACCCGAACGTGTCCCGTCTGCGAACATCCGGCGCATCACCATAGCGAACGCCTTGTTGAGTCCGATTGCTCTTAGGTTTATGTCGCTCGCACTCGATACGGTGATTCCGTCCATCGCTAGACGCGAGTTGATCTCGTTCGTCGCTTGCCCGAGGATTTCATGTAATGCCGCTTCGGGGAGTGTCGTACCTGTGAGATTGACAAGTTCGGTGGATGTAGCATACGTGTAGGGGTCGGTGATGTATTCGGGATTGTTTAGGACGAGTCCCGCCGGAAATGTTCCGGTGTAGTCTCTGAAGATGCACCGAGTAGCCACGCCCGTCACGAGTGAAGATGGAAGAGTCCATCTATAATCGGGATACGAATTGGCCGACTTGATTGTGCATTTGCTAGTCGAGTTGCCATTGATGATAATAGTGAATGCAACGGCTGTCGCCAGAAATCCCGCTCCGGCGGCATCATCGAATTCCAAAGTCGAACCGGGCTGCAACGTGAGCGTGCCGCCCCCGACCGAATCCGTGAACGTGAAATAGGTTTCTGTGCCATCCGTTATCGTGTGCGCTTCGCCTGCTAGGTCATGTGCCGAACTCATACTTTCGCCCTCCACGCCCATGTTTTGTTCAATGTGGCTAATACATAGATGTTCGTCGCATCTGCGGCCGCACTCTGATATGGGATAGCTAATCCGGTGGTATATTCACTGAGAATCACATCGGTGGGCGTGGCGACCAATCCGTGGGCAACCGTCTGTTGCGCGCCCGTGCCCGTTGATGTGCCCGAATTGGCCCGGAATAAACACGAAACGAATGGAGCCGTCACACCGATACAGATAACAGAATCCTTGTCGATGACCGCCACACCACCCCCATCCACACCGACCGCCAAGTTGGGTATAGTCGCGCGGTCTTCGATGTGCGTATTTTTGATGAGCACATTCGTACAATCCGCACCGACGTAAATTGCCGTGCCTCCGCCATGTGCGAAAATAGTCATATCTTCTATTAACAGGTCATCGGAAGTATCCGAATATATTGGGAGTGAAACATCATCTGAACAATCGAGGTGACCGCGCAGACGAAGGTTCGTTGCGCCGTTGGCGAGAATCAAAAATTCCACGCCTGCCCCGGTGCCACCAGATACATTTAGTTCCCAATCCAGATTGTCACTCGTGAACGCACCCACGGCGGAGATTATCGCGCAATACCCGTTGGTGACATCACCAACCGGGTCATAAATGCAAACATTTCTGGCGCGAACATTTGATAGACCGGGGGTATAGATGGGATTGGTGGTCGCCCCCTCCGATACGAATCCGTCTATATGGACTGCGCCCACGCTCCCGCCGCCCTTCAAAGAACAACCCGAACCCGTATCGCGACAGTTATTTATCGTGAGAACCCCAGCGACAACATTCCCCATTGTGTATCCTCGGGCATTGTTCATGGATACGCAGTCTGAGAGTGTGATGCCTGGGGAAACCAGGAACCCCGCGCCATATACCGCGCCGCCGGTTTTCTGTCCATTGTCATAACTCCTGCAACCAATTAACTGAACATTGGTTTTGGTGGGTGCATCCTCAAAGTGAAACCCCGATTCCCAAGAACCGCTGGCACTGCAACCCACTACGAACATATTCTCAACATCGGGTTGTTCTGCCAAAGAGAAACCGACATCCCAATCCGTGTATCTAGCCGCTCGACCACAATTAACGGCCACAGAATTGATGATCCACACATTCTTTATTTTCGGACCGATTCCTTCGCCGCCGAAAAAGAATCCCATGCAGTCGCAATCAATGGCGCGGCAATTCTCGATATAAATTCCGTCCAAAGTGGACGCATTAGCATAGAATCCGAATGCGGCCACATGGGTGTTATCCAAAGTTGCCGACAGATTCCTGAATGTAGCATCGGAACCCGGGGTACAGACAAACGCCGCATATCCATTGGTATACGAACCTGTGAAACTCATATCCTCAATAGTGCAACCCGCCTCACCGATCAAAAACCCGTAGTCGTGAATGACTGTGGCGTCCCCGGCTCCTCGAACAGTAATGTGGGCCGGAACATCTATTACGGCTGTAAAAGTCCACGTACCGGCGGAAAGATAAACGGTCCCTCCAGTAACAGGTAAGGCGGCGATAGCGGCAATCACTTGTGTACCAGAATATGCGGTCCCCGCCATATCGAGGGCGTTGATTATCTTGGTCCCCGGGGTCACCGTTTGAACGCCGGTCGGACTCATACTGTAGAGTATTGTCCCGTCACTTTTCTTATATTCGACAATATTTGATACTTGGCCGGGGGCGGCAACGACTTCGTAAGTAATGACATTCGGGTCTTCCGACTCTGTTTTCGACATGTTCGATCCTCCAATGAAAAGAAAAGGGTTTGCCTCACGGATTACCCATGAGGCGCTGCTCCAAGACGCTCGCCGTCGTGAACAGACCGATGAACAGTCCGAAAATGGTCACGAATTGAAGTGCTCCGTCTGTGAACAGCACCAATCCGCCAATCACGCTCAATCCTGCCAACGGCACGCTCAGGAGCAGATGGTCTCTCAGCTTCGCCCAATTGCCCAAGTCTGTGGGCGGCTGGAACCAGATGCCTATACTCGCCGTCACAGCAACCGCGAATGCGATGCCTAAGTTCCAGAGTTCCCCCTGAGACGCGGCGGTCGCGTACACGATTGTCGCTACCACAACTGCGAGCAGCCTTGCTAGCTTTGCTTGCTCCATTTAGTCACCTACTTCTGGTCTCTTCCGTATATCGTAATCCTTAGTTTCTGTCCGCGAATCTTCTGGTTGAGTGTCGATTAAGAACATATCCGGATTCTGGTCGTTGGATTCGACCACGTCCGTCACTTCGAGCCACGCGAGTTCTTCAGCTGTGAACCGATTGGGGTGGACGAGAGCCATTGCCCGATCTTCGGACCATTCCCTCGTCATCCGTTTCCCTTCGTTATCAGTACTCAGAGCCGTCAGGCATCACCCCATCCCTTGACTTGATTGACAGGACGGAGGCACACGGCAAACGGGAATCCGAATGCTCTGATGCCCCGTTCAATCTTCGATGCAGTGTTGATTGTGAGTGTTCCAATGGTATTTATCTTGCCGGAGATTCCCAACTGTACGCCCGCCGATTGAACGGTTGTTGCTCCAGCGGATGTCTTCAAATCTTTGCAACGTGTTTCAACATCCAAAGTCAGCGTACCGGAACCGTTATCAATATCCTGGAACGCGGTCGGTTTGCGAGATACTGCACTGATTGAAAGATTGCCGTATGTGTAATAACTCGAATAACCCGGCAATCTTATCCAGACACACGCCCCCGCCGTAAAAGTCGTGTCTATCGGATGATGAGCACAGTCCAAGAAGATGACCGGCCCCGTCGAATTGACGGTGATCGCCGTGTCGGGATACCCGCTAACGGTTTGTTCGCCCGCTCCTAGAAGTGAAACGGTATTTGCCCCTCGGGTAAGCGTGCCCACGACTCTGAGGTCTTTGTAGACATTCAATGCGGCTGTGAGTGTCGTCGTTACTCCCTCCGCGACTCTTAGGTTGTACGCCCCGTCCGCTGCGCATTTCAGGTTTCCGGTCGCGCCCATGATGAGAGTAGATGTGCCTTGCGTGAATGCGCCCGCGCTAGAGTCGAAGGTTCCGTTGCAGGTGATGACGCTCCCCCGCCCGTTGATTATCCCCCTCGTTCCTATCGTGATGTCGGTTGCGGAGAGAGTGCAATTCAATGCGCTGAGGTCAAGTGTCATTGTATTAGTTGCATGATCGGAATTTACTAATAGAGTGGAACCGAGAACGACACTCGCAGAAAGAGTTAAGGTTAAACTGCTTTCGGCACTAACAAGAGCATATATTCGTAGTGGACAGTTTATAATGCCAAGTGCAAGAGTCCTATCCGCGTCGTAGAACACAATGTTTAGAGTCCCATCACCAATCCTAGTAATGCTCCCAGCATTTGTCCAAGTTGTCCATGAAAAGAGAATTAGTGGCTTGACCGTAATAGCGACTCCATTGGCAATTGTGAAAACACCTGCTGTTCCCGTCGTAAAATTGATAGTTTCAAAGGTCGTTGTAGCCGTTACAGCCGCATTGATTGTCAAACTATGGAATCTCGAAGTGAATGTTATTGTTGTTCCTGCTCCGTTCATAATTAGATTAACAGTGTCGATTGTCGGACTCCCGTTAAAATTACCCGAATCTGTTAGTGTGAATCCAGTATTTCCCGTGAATGTTCCACCTGCTTGAGAATAAGAAGTAACCGAGAACGAAGCGGCTTGCGTGATTGTTCCCGAATAATCCGCAGTCATTGTAAAGGAACCCAGAGCGAGAGCCAAATCCCAAGTGCAGTTGTGCGCCGCCGAATCTGCATCAAACTCGATGTTATCACCTACTATCGGTAATCCGCCAGTCCAATTGGCGGCGGTGCTAGCCAACACTCCGTCTACTGCGTCCCACTTCTTGGTACTCATCGTTATCCCTCGTGATTGGAAAGTCTGAAGAGGTTTAAGCGTCGCCTGACAAGACAGTATCCGATGATGTCAGACAATCTTTGTCTCTCTCGACCAGACCAAAAAACAGGTTAACCGCTAGCGCATCCTTGGCCGCGTCTGCGTTCACAATCGATGTCAATTCGAGTCCTGTCATTCCGTCGCAGTCGATGAGCACGGGTATGCCGTACTTGGCCGCCGCTCCCGCCATATCTACGGTCACTGTCGTCAGGTCCGAAGTCGAATGCCCGCCTACTGGCGTCCGATCCCCCACTACTGCGGCTATGTGGAAGGTGACTGTTGCGGCCGCATCCGCGTCCTCGCCCGTCGCGGTCGCCTGAAGAACCGCTCGCTTGGCTCTCGATACATCAAGCACCGGAGTCAAGGTCGTATATGTCGCAGTTTGCGCTATCGTCACAGCCGTAGCTAGGAACTTGCCTTTCTTCATGTTGTATTCCTCCTTGAGATGAAAATAAAAAAAGGTTTGAGAATCGAGTAATTTAGTACTCGATTCCACACATTGCAGAGTGGTTGAAGTGCGTGTATCCGAACCTCGCCTTAACCACCATGCCGACCAAGTCCCTGATCGGGTCTTTGTAGTCGACGGTCGTGATGTCCTGTCTCATGCCGATTGCGCCGGCCGCGCTCCTGTCGATGAGATATGCACCGATGTCGCCGTCATTGACCCAGATGAAGAGTTCGCTCGCGGCTCCACCCGTCGGGGTAGCGTTGCACAGATGTAGATTGACACCCATGAGGTTCCCGAGCTTGCCAGTCTTGGCAGTGTCGCCGAGTTCGAAGTATCCTGCCGCTGGCAGGAAGTCCTTCATCAGTATGGCCTTATAGCCTGGACACATGACTAGATCGGTTCCAGTCAGACCGGCCGAATCCATCTGTGTTATTGCGCCCGCGACCGATCCCACACCGAGATTCGCGCCGAGGCAGTCGTGATGGATAACAACCGTCTCTGCGATTATGTTGTCCAGCACCAATCGATTCAATGCGTTCTCTATTCTGAGTCCGGCAGTCTCCAGTTCATACTGGATGACCGGCACCATCGCATCGTCGATCATCTCCTGCGTGATTTCCGCTCTGTCGGCGTATTTTCTCGCAGTGATTGTGTCGCTTGTTGGGTGCTCAGTCGTCCTGGGCACCTCGGCACCCTCACCGACCTCAAGCGCATAGCCTTTGGTCCCACCTATGTTGACCGTCATGGCGTTTCCGCTCATGGGCCATACCTGGATGGCGTTCCTGAAACATTGCGCCGGACACGCACCCTTGACTATGGTGTCGAATACGGCCGTCTGAATCAGTGTGGTGTCGACTGCATCGGAAAGAAGAAGTTCCCTGATAGGAACGGTCTTGTCTCCTTGCGGCCAACCGAGGGTCTCTGGGATCCTCTTCACCAATTCTCTCTTCTCTTTGTTGTCTGCAAACCCACCCGTTATCTTGAAGATCGGTTCGAAGTAAGCAGACAGGTCTCTTGTCTTTGGTTCCATGATTTATTCCTCCTGATCGTCTATTCGAGTTTACGCGAGTGACCTCGTCAGTCCGCATAGGACAAGTACGCGCTCATACGTTAACGCTGAAGCGTCCGAATCCTCTAGCAGTACTCCTACGATCTCCTCGGTTGCTGTTCCATCTGCCGAAGCGCTCACCATACCATCGGTGTCGGTGCACACGACGAAATGCCCCGCATCTATGTCCGTGTTATCAGTCTCCTGTTGCACGTAACATATCGTGCCGATCCCTGCTACCCCGACCCACTGGTCGTGAGAAGCGGAATTCAAGGCTATTCCTATCGGTACTCCGGTTGTCGCCGTGTTCGCAGGATGAACTTCCCAACCAACTCCTGCGGCTAGAATCGCCACCACTTGTCCCTTTGTGACGGCGGCTCCCGCCAACATATTGAAGACGTTGTCTCCTGCGACTAGCGGTCCACCCAATGGCATTGTCGGCCATGTTGCTCTGTCGCCCATT